CGCAGGGCATGAAGACTCACTGTCCACTATGAACACCAACAGCGACCCGGTTCAGTTCTACAATGTAGACCCAGAGATGCCCGGACCACCACAGCAGAACGGTGGCGCAATGGTTAATCCGGGGCTGAGAACAATATCAGAAGCCATGCGTGGCATGATCGGTTACTCCGCCGGCATGTTTGCCTCCAACATGGGTGACAATCCCGGCTTGCAGTCAGGCGTTGCTATACGCTCGCTACAGAACAAAGGCGACAATGCCACCTTCAAGTACAACAAAGCCGTTCAGGTCGCTATAGCGGCAACTGGTAAGGTTCTGGTTGATGCTATCCCCAAAGTCTATGACACTGAGCGCACCATGCGCATTCTCTATGAAGATAACAGCTTTGAGATGGCAACCATCAATCAGCCTGTGATTGACCAGCAGACGGGTGAGGTTGTGATGCTTAACGACTTATCCCAAGGCGTTTATGACGTTATATGTAAGGCCGGTCCGAGCTTCAAGAATCGTCAGCAGGAAACGCTTGAGATGATCATCGAGATGGCAAAGGTTGACCCAACCATTATGCAGATCGCCGGTGACGTTATGATGCAAAACATCAATAGCCCTGCTGCCGACCAAATTGCAGAGCGTAAGCGTGACCAGATGCTGAAGGCTGGAATGATTCCGATGTCTCAATTGACTGACGAAGAACAGGCTCAGATACAGCAGCAGATGGAGCAACAGGGTCAGCAACAAGATCCAGCCAGCATCATGGCTCAGGCTGAAATGCTGAAGGGTCAGGCTGAGATGGCTCGCGCTCAGATCGAACAGGTGAAGGTCCAGAATGAGCAGATGAAGATACAGGTTGAGGCGCAGAAGGCTCAGATGTCTGCCCAGAACGATCAGCAGGACAATCAGGTTGATGTATTCAAGGCGCAGACTGATCGCATGAATACGCAGATCAAGGCGCAGGAGGCTGGGGCTAAGATCACGAAGGAAGGCGTACAGACTGAAGGCGTACAGCTAGATAACGTGAAGAAGGCGCAGGAGCTATCAAACCCGATGGCTAACCTGTCTGACGCTGAACTGATGAGGATCGCTAGAGGTGGCTGAAGCACAAAGCAGGCTAAGAGATTATTTCCCTGACTACGGGTCACGCGGGTCATTAACAGATGCCCCTGCCGAGACACCGAGAACAGCTTTGCTAGAGCAGTACGGTTCCATTGTGGAGCCGTATGAGCCGTCACTCTCAGAAAGAATATACAACTTTGCGTTTGACGCTCTTGGCGGTAACACTGCCACAGGGCTTGATCGCCAGAGAATACAGCGCAGGGCCAGATACCCGCAGATGGCTATAGATCAAACTGGTCTTGCAGCGCTGACTGACTACTCCCAAGCCATGCAGGACTATGCTAGAGGTGACGCGCTTTCAGGCACAACCAATATGGCAATGGCGGCAGCCAGCCTAATACCCGGCCCACAAAAACAAGCTGTTGAAGAAATAGCGAATAGGTTGTCGAAGGGAACATTTGGTAAAACGCTTAAAGCTGATGATGTTTTTAGCCTTACCGATAGAAATGCGGCTGGCATGACACCAAACATGGTTGACTATCAGACCGCAGGTATTCTGGATCGCAATCCAAATTACTTCAGGGAATCGAAAGACGTTGATTACGAAATAATGAGAATGTCTCCAGATGAGTATCTTGAAAGAGGTGCTGCGATTTTGCGTCCTGAAGGAAAAACCACTCAATATGTTATTGATGATAGAGCCAAAGAATCTGGTTACATAGACAATATGGCAGCTTCTATGCAAGGCGGGCAGGTGTATGCCGCACCTTATCTTGATTACGGCAGTGGCGGTAGAGACGCATCACAGGAAGGTATGCATCGCGCTCTGGCAGCCAAACAGCTTGGCATGGAAGAAATACCTGTAATGGTGCTGGATTCATACAAAAATCCAAAATCGCCTTACAGAAGCGCACTCAATGAAATGGACACCCCTGCACAGGGTCAGTCAGCATTAAACAATCTGGACATGAGTTATGACGCAAGGATGCGGAGGGCTGATGAAATGGGCATGACAACGCAAGGATACAGCGGATCAACCCATGACATAAGCAGTTTCAGGGGCGACATCTCAAACCCACAGAACGATTGGGGCAGAGGGACATACGCATCCACCAGCATAGATGATGTCAATGCAAATTACGCAGGTGTTGGGCCTGACCTGACAGGCAGGATTCAAACAGAGTCTGAGCGTGTTGCTGATGCCCTATCTGATTATCCAGATGAACTGCTTTCTGAGTATGGATTTACACTAGAAGATTATAACCGTGATGAGGCGGGTGTCGCTGAAGCTATTTCAAAGAAAATGCTTGTTGGTGACGCAGAGGGAGGCATTGTTTATCCCCTGCGAATCAACACCGAAAAGTATGCAGTGATTGGTGGCCCAAACAGCACAGTTTTAGATGTTGATTTATCCGTTACAAAAGGTTTAGACCCAGACAGCGATGAGTATTATGAAGCGCTCAATGAGGCATCAGGTGATTTATATCAGAAGGTTTACGATGCGATTTCAGACACCGATGCATATCAGTCAACCGATCAGATTGAAATGGTTATGTCGGATGTTTCTGAGTATTTGGCGGATGGTCAACTTGATTTAGACGACTTAGATAGTTCAATCAGAAGGCACATAACAGATGCTTATGATGACGCTACAGGGGATATACTGTCACCCGGTGGCATATCTGCTCAAGTTCTTGAGAATTTAGGGTATGAAGGCGTTATAGATAATACAGTAAATGAAAAATTTGGAACTCGTTTTCCCAACCCGTACAATCGGATGGAAGGCGTATATCCGGATACCCAGCATATAATCACCTTCCCCGGCAAAGAATCTCGAATCAGGTCAACGTATGCGGCATTTGACCCAAGCAAAAAAGGTTCAAGTAATATATTGGCAGGCATAGCTGGCGCTGGCGTTGTTGGTGGTAGCGCATTGTCTGGTCAGAAGCAAGAGCAAAAACAATAGCAGTATTGCTGTGTCACTGAACACAGTGTTACACTTAGTACAGGAACGTGACCTTATTCACGGCAATTTACCTTAAAAGGGCAAGACTATGAGCGAGATGCAACCAGACGACTACGTTGAAGAAATTGATGCTGATCCCATTGATGACGATGTAACGATAGAGACTGAAGATCCTGAAGCAAGTTATGAAGGCGAACAGGATTCCGAATCATCACCGGATGCTGGTGAAAGCCAAAAGAAACAAGTTAAGTTTGATGAAGAACAGCAGCGCATCTTCGATGAGGCTATAGGCAAGAAAACCTTCAAACTACGAGAAGTAGAGCGACAGGCAGAAGCCTTACAAAAGCAGCTAGAAGAAGTGCAGGCCAAACTTCCCAAACAAGAGAGGCCAGATGTCCCAGAGGCTCCTGACCCGTTTGCTATATCTGATGAAGAATACAGACGGCAGTTGCTAGAAAGGGATGAGGCTTTGAAAAAGGCCGCAGCTTACGATGCGCAGCAACAATACCTGCAACAGCAGCAGTATGAGTTGGCAGAGCAGGCTCGGCAAAAGCAGCAAGAGGCTTTAAACAGTAAGATTGAGAATTACGCATCTCGGGCAGCCAAGATGGGTATTAAAGCAGAGGAATTGCAGGTGGCTGGTGCTACTGTTAGCAATTTTGGTATTCAGGAAGAACTGGTCGGATTCATAATTGATGATGAGCAGGGACCACTGATCACCAAGTATCTGTCACAAAATCTAACTGAGTTGGACAATCTAAGGAATATGTCACCGATACAGGCGGCTATTAGGATAACCAACGAAATCAAGCCAAAGGCTGCTGCTCTTAAACCCAAGGTAAATCAGGCTCCAGATCCGGTGGACACGCCACAAGGCGCAGGGATTTCCCCTAAAGCCAAAGGACCAAAAGGAGCCACGTTTGAATAAGGAAATAGCAACATGGCTAACAATCTTAATAGTAACATTACCCGCCCGTTGGCGCGGGTGTTCTTGGATGCTTTCGAGTCAAATCGAGTAGTAACCAAAACTGTCAACACTCAACTGCTATCTGGTCGGTTCAATCCTTCCACTGGCTCCAACGTAGACTTTAAACGTCCACATGACTACAACAGCATCCGTACTTCTGGCGGTGACATCAGCTCTTCTACTAAGTCTGACATCATTGCTGGTAAAGCAACTGGTACTGTTCAGGACTACTTCACTGTAGCCACTGAGTTCAGCAACGTTCAGGAAGCACTGGAACTTGATCAGCTTGACGAGATCATCGCTCCTATGGCTCGCAGGATCGTCACCGATCTTGAGACTGATCTTGCTGAGTACATGCGCAACAACTCATCCCTGAAATATGGCGTACACGGTAATGCCGTTGATGCTTGGGGCGATGTTGCTGGTGCTGGCGCTCTGATGGACAGCGTTGGTGTACCAATGTCTGACGACAAGTTCTACCTGATGAACCCGTTCACTACTACTGCTCTGGCTTCTGCTCAGAATGGTCTGAACGCTGCTGATGGTCTTGTTCGTACAGCTTGGGAAAAAGCACAGATTTCTTCCAACTTCGGTGGAATGATGGCTCTTACTTCCAACTCTCTGAGCAGCTTCACTTCAGGTGCTGGTGCAGACCGCGCAGGCGTTCTGGCTTCAAACCCTGACGTTTCATACGTTGGCGCTAAAGACACCATGCAGCAGACTCTTGCTGTAAGTGGCTTCACAGCCGGCATGGTAGTTAAAGCAGGCGACATGGTAACTATTGACGGTATCTACCGCCTGAACGTTGCTACTCGTCAGCCAATGATTGATGCTGCTGGCAACAATGTCCTGTGGACAGGTGTTGTGGTTGCTGAC